TGAGTCTGAGGGCTAACTCTCGATCATCATCTCTTGGCAAAACTGTTGGAGACATGGCTAGATTCACATCTGGCGTTTCAGTGATTGTCTCTTCAAACAGTGGCCCTTCCACTTGTGGTACTGTCACCTGATCCATTTGCCCCATTAACTCTTCAGAGGTTGGTAACAACTTATCAGACACTTCTCTGGTAGATACTTCCCTGAAATTTGTTTCGTTGTTTTCAGGAACCATTTGCTGTTCCCTTACAGAAGCAGAGCTTTTATCAACAATAGGCTCTGGAGATTCTGCCTGTAACCTTTCAAGCATTCCTTCAATTTCAGATCTTATTTCTGGATTGACCAAGGCAATCTGCCCAAGTCTTCTAACGTGCTGACCCATCGATTGAGGATCAAATGCAGACTTTTCAACAGCAGTTGATAGCCACTTAACAACGTCTGGATTAGTAAACAACCTAGATCCACCAGCAGGGACTCCTAAAGCCATCAAGCCATAAGCGAAACCTGTATCTCCACCACCATACATCAACGCTGGAGTGCTGGTAAAAAAAGCGATTGCGTTGGCTGCTTTTGCAGTGCCAGATGGGTTTGCCATCTGATCTGCTGCGCTTTTTACCCTGTTAATGGTAAACATCAAATCGTCTAACGCTGGGACTAACTCTTTGTTCTGCGTTCCACCAAACAGTAGCTCTTTGGATTCTTTGCTTAAATTGTTCCAGTTCGTCATGAAGGTTTGTGGACTAAAACCTCTTTCAGCAACGTACTCTGCCCCTTCTTTGGCTATAGATTCACCAAGCTCCATGCCTTCTGCAACAGCACTTCTTGGCATACCCAAGTTTCCAAGGACATAACCAGAAAGTTCATCAAACTCCTCTGGGGCTAACTTTTCTTTCAGCTTTCTTATTCTTTCTCCAGACATGTTTGCGTTTCGCATAACTTCTTTCAATGCGTCAACGCTGTCGAATTCTCCTTTTTTCAGAACCTTGTCAATAAAGTCAATGGCCCCTAAATTTTTCTTTTCATTTTGCAGAACAAAGCTGTTTGCTTTTTTGTAGGCTTCAGTAATTGCTTTCCCAGCTTCTTTTGCAGCAGCAGGATCGTCAAACAAATCCATTTGTCTAACAGCAGCTTGCTCAACAAGGCTGTCCAAGTCACTACTTAATTTTCCATACAAGGCTTTTAACTTTGTTTCGCTTGGACTTAACGCGCCATAATTTTTAGTTTCAGCTTGTCTTACGATTCTGCCAATATCAGTTCTAAATGATTTCAAGGCATCATAAGTTAGCTGCCCATTATCCACTGCGCTTAAAACCTTTTGAGCTTGTATCAAAGCGTCATCAACTGGCCCAGCAGTCAATGGATTGTTTTTCAACAAAACAAGTTCATTAACAAACTCTTGTGTTGCTGGCGCACTGCCAGAAAATTTTTTGTCAATTAAATTGCCAACTGCGCCATAAAGATTGTCTCTCTGTTCCTCGTATGTTTTTCTTGCAGCTTGCATTGAGGTCATCAATTTTCTTCCAGCTTCTTCTGGAGTCTTTGCGCCCCCTACCATTGAAGACAGCTCCTGCATTCTTTTTGAAATGTCAGCAAGAGTTTGAGAAGCGTTTTCGTGCATGACCTTTGCAGACATGGGCATATTTCTGAAAAAAGTTTCCATCATGTTTACAAGAGGATTTTGCGTAACCTGCCCAAGCGTAGGGGCAGTTACTCCAGATCTAATCATTCTGTCAAAAGTTTCTCTGGCAGTTTTTGAAAGAGTGCCTGTTGCATATCGAATGGGATTACCAACATAATAATTAACCCCATCCATTATTTTGCTGGCAACAGCCCCACCAAAACCATTAAGAATTGCAGTGGTTGAAAAATCAATAAACCTTTCAGGGCCAGTTCGCGTGTCTTCTGTTTCTCCTAACGCTGTGAATGCAGCAGTGTATAGATCCCTTGCTGTTGCGCTACCTAAACCTTCTCCTACTATATAAGCAGTAGTTGCAGCAGGTATAATGCCAAAACCTGAAGGAGAAGTTGCTGCCCCAGCGACAGTTGCAGCATACGTCCCTGCTGCTACTCCACCAACTGTTTCTGCGAGTTCAGGGCCAACATCAACAGTTAGGTCTGCAAAGGATGGAACTGGCATTCCAAACATTCTTTTGTCTTCATCAAACAAAGTTAGCTGACCAGTTTCTGGATCTGTGTAAACAAAGTTTCCAGCACCAAATTTTTCTGCGCCTTTATCAAATCTAATTCCTACAGGCAGAGCGTCTGGATAAAATTTCTTTAACGTTGCTAATCTATCATCCTCTCTTTGCGCTGCGTTCACTTGTGCTCTTACAGAAAATGGCGCACCAGTTTCTGTATCAACAGAATCAGCTTCTTCTTTATCAGCAAGGCTAGTCAACAGTTCATCAGTAGGGACATCTGAATAAAGATCAATTGATTTGCTTTCAGGGAAAGCCATGTCTAAAAGCGTGTCAGTGTCAACAGTGCTTAAAGAGTTACTCATAATTTAACTCCAGCCCTTTTAAATTTGTCTTCAATTCTTTTCTTTTCTGTTTCTGAAACAGATGCTTTGTATCTCTCTCTCAACGCATTATATAGCTGACTGTTTTGTTCTTGCTTTATTGCATCATACGCCCCACCAGCAGCCTCTTTTATTGCCAGCAATCTTTCTCTTCTAGCCTTTCTTTTGTTTGCAACAGATTCAGGTGGGTCGAACAGACTTGGGAAAAAAGCGAATCCTTCACGATCAACTTCGCCAGCAGCTATCTGCGCTCCAGTTACATCTCTGACCACTTGATTAAGCCACAACAACTTTGCAGCTTCGTATGCAACATAATTATCAGACAGCGCAAGTTTTTCAATTGAAGGCTCACCGGGAATTAAGGCTGCTACGACAGCATCAAGATAAGCAGCTTCTGGACGAAACCCCTCACCCTCTAATCTTGTAAACACTTCCTCTGCTCTTTCCATTGCAATAGCATAGTTGGCTTTATCGTTTTGCTCTGCTTTGAATTCTTGATCTGTTAGGGCTTCTTTTTTTTCTGCAATTTTAAGAATAGGAGTAGGCAGAGCTACAGGATCTTGCTGCTCTTCATCGAATTCAAAATCTATTTCCACCTAAGAACCTCTTGTCACTGTTGTGCCATTAATAACAACAGATTCGCCAACTTTTAAATTTGCAATCTGTGTTTTTTGAGCTTGTGTTAAAGCGTTCAAATCAAGAGCAGGGCCACCGCTAAAACTAATTTTACCTTTTGTTTTTTTTGTTTCTGTTGGGAAAATGTTTGGAAACATTCTTTTCACATCGTATAAAGGCCGATAAACTGTAATCATTTGATTAGGGTTATTTGGATCTGGCTCTTGTGTTGGCCTAGCTCTTGAAAGTGCTTGTACAGCTGCTTGATACTTAGATTGATTTCCCGGCAGTGCCAAAAAAGAAGCCCTTTCTTCTGGAGTCATCTTATTTAATGTATCTAAAATCGAAAAAGATTGAGGATCAGGATCTTCCAGAAAATCTTTATCATCTTTAAGTTCTGCAAGCTTGAAAGCTTGTTCATATTCAAGAGCACCTTTGTTAATTGCAATTTGCTCTTGACGTTTCTTTTCTGTTTCTGTGTAAGCAAACTGCAAAATCTTTTGCTTTAAATCGTCTGCTCTTTTTTGTCTAGCTTGCGCTGCCTCGTTAAACGCATTGAACCCTGCTGCCAATCCATAACCAATAGATGCTGGCTGACCACTGGCTGCTTGCTCTGTCAATCCTTTTGACAAAGAGGTCGCTAAATCATAAATGCTTGGCTCTCTTTCTGAAGGAAACAAAGCAGAAAGCTCTCTGCCTTTTGCCTGAATGTCCTCAATGTCAAAAGCAGGACTTGCGTCATAAATGCCTTGCATCTGCCTTTTGTATCTATCGCCAGCAGAACCCGGTTCAAATATATCAATGTCATCACGCTGCATAACCAAAGCCTCCTCTTTGAGTTCCACCAAAGAAGTTTCCAAGTGCTCCAAGTGTTCCCAACCCAGTTGCTAATCCAGCCTGTAGTGGGGAAGGTCTTGGGGCAAATGTGGTTTGTGTCTGGAACTGCCCTGCTGGTGCTGTTTGGATAAATGGTAACAGAGCCTGATACTGAGCTAATGGTGCTTGCTGTGCTTGCATCGCGTTTGCCCTGATTGCGTCCATTTGCGCTTGTGATAGTTGTTGCTGTTGGCCTCCCATTCCAGCCAACGTGTTGATGTCTGTTAACCCAGCTTGCTGCGCTTGTGATCCAAGGCCAGACAGGAATCCACCATAGCCTTGTTGCGCTCCCAGTCTTTGCGCTCCTATTTGACCAAGTGTGCTTCCAAGACCAGTTCTTGCCTGTAACCCCTGTCCTGCTGTCTGTCCCAAACCAGCAGCTAACTGTCTTTGAGATCCAAGCTGTTGCCCTGCAATTCCACTTAACAAGTTTCCAAACCCTGTGCCAGCAGATAATCTTTGCCCTGCTGCTGATCCCAATGTGCCAGCTAATCTTTGCTGAGAAGCAAGTTGTTGCGCTCCTAATCCTGATAAAAGACTTCCATATCCTGTGCCAGCAGCCAGTCTCTGACCAGCAGCACCACCTAGCGTACTTGTAAAATCTCTGCCAGCACCATATTGCTGACCTGCTAATCCAGCCAGCCCACTAGCTGCTGCTCTTCTGGCTTGTTGTTGTCTTCCAAACTCACCCATAGCAGCACGTTGTGCCTGACCAAACCCTCTGGATCTTATACCAGCTAACGCTTCGCCAAGACCTCTTCCAAGAGCTTCTCTGCGTTCTTCTGCTCCTAGTCTTGCCCTAGATCCAAATGCTGACTCGCCACCTCTAGCAATGTCTCTTGCTCTCTGGGAAATGTCAGCTTTATCGCCAGCTTCTAACGCATCAGAAATAGTTTGTTGAACAACTCTCTCTTCAAAAGGATCGTAAAACTGTTCAGTCATCGATGGATCAAACGCGCCAGTGGTTTGTCTTAACAAGTCTCCAGACTCTCCCAGCCTTTCGCCCAGTCTTCCAACAGTGCCAGCAGCAGTTCCTACGACATCAGAAATGTCTCTGCCGAATCTATCGTATACCTGACCACCTAAACGCTCTACATCGCCTAATCTTTGACCAAACTCATCAGCAGCACCTCTGGCAGTGCCAACCATGTCTGAAACGTCTGCGCCAAATCTATCATATACTTGACCGCCAAAACGCTCTATGTCACCAAGTCGTCTGCCAAACTCATCAGTAGCTCCACGCTGTATTCTGTCAGTTTCGCCGAGCCTTCCAAGAAAAGTTCCAGTCGCTTGTCGCGCAAGTCTGTCTTGTTCTCCTAACCCAGATTGCAACTGGCTGATTCCAGTTCGATAGGCATCTTCGCTTCTTTGCAGATAAGGAGACTGTACGCCAACCAAGTCTCTGGCTAACTGTTGCGCTCGTAATTGATCAGGGGTAAACCCTGCAATTTCTTGAGGAACAACAACAGGTCTTCCTTCTTCATCAAAGAAGGTGCGCTCTGCTGCTTGCATAGCACCGGGTATAAATCCACCCTGCCCATCCAATCCAAATAGCAACTGCTTGGTTAAGGGGTCTAACCCAGTTTGCTGTTGCAACACTGAAGTTGCATAAGGGTCTTGATCACTTGGAATGTTATTGCCTACAGGCATTTGTCCTGTTCCTGCAAGAGAATCTTCTTCTGATCGGATACCTTGCCCTGTTGGTAGTGGGCCTCTCAAGTATTGCTCTGCATTCATTTTTGGAACAGTGTTCTCGCCCATAACACTGGCAAAATCAAAAGGATTTCCCAATGTAGCTGGCCCAGCAGTGGCTGGAGCTTCGCTTTGAAAGTCAGTGACTTGAGGCAATCCTGAAACAAAACTAATTGGAGTAGGAGGAGGAGTAAAGGCTGGACGATTATAAACTGGACTAGGGCGATTAATGAGTCCTTCTGGAGTTCTTTCTGGCTGACCAGTTACGTTGAAAGGCATTGCCTTGCCACGCCTTCCACCAGCTCCAAAAGGGCGAGCAGCTTGAGGTTGGGCAAAGTCTTCTAGCAGACGTTGCGAAAAAGGATTTGCCATCCCAAGCCTTCCAGCATTTCTAAACATTGCCATCACGCAACTCCTGCTTGATTTTCAAAGGCAGACATCAGGCTATACATGTTTTGTGTACCTCGCTCCCTGCTTTCTTGAGCAGAGGGTATTAAGCTGATAATCCCACCTTTGTTTTCTATCTCGTAAGTGCCAGCACCCCTGACAGCTTGTCCAGTCATCACAAATTCACCATCACTCAGCATGGCTGGAATGTCATCAGAAGTCTCAGTGCCTTCTCCATTGATGCCACCATTCATTCTTTCGAAATCTTCCATTGCTACGTTACCCCCTTCAGCGTAAGCCATAGGGTAAACTGTGCCACCTTGGCTCATGTTCCTGAAGTCTTCAACGTATCTGGATACAACAGGAGGTCTTCTTCCAGCACTACCACTTAGCTCTGGGAAAGTGCCTTGGGGCATTAAACCAAACTCAACTGGATCAGGTTGTGCGCCACCCATCCTTCTGGCGATTTCAGCCTCGATGTTATATCTACCAACCGGGTCCATTGTGGTCAATGGTGTTAAAGGAACGCCTTTTCTGGTTCTGGCTTCATCCATTGCCATCTTGCCGAGCAAATAGGCAGGAACGCCAGCAGCTAATAACCCAGATATACCTCCACCCCCAAGAAGATTGCCACCAAGCCTTCCACCTCCAGCTTGTCCTCTACCTCCAGCTTGTCCTAATAAGGAATCCAAACCACCGCCTTGTCGAACTGGGTCTGATGGTCTTCCTCTTAACATATCTTCTATTCTGCCAAGTGCGCTTTGACCCGGCTGATCTTGTCTTAGACCAAGGCGTTGTAACAAGCTGCCACCTTGACCACCACCACCTTGACTGGCAGTAGCCATTTGAAAAATGTCATCTAAAGTTGATCCACTGTCGTACAAATCATCAAAAGTTGACTGTTGCATCCCTGATCTTTGAATCGCTTGAAGCTTGTCTTGAATGGAAAGCTGATCACCAATTGTCCCATACTGCTGCCCTCCTACCATTGCTGGGCTTCCCATTAATTGGTTGTACTGATCTTCTACTGAAACACCTTGCCTTGCTAATTCCCTAATTTCTTGAGGAGACATGCCAGCGTCTTGTAACATGTTGAACTGATCACCACGCTCACCACCAAGTCCACCTCTGAAAGTCCTGCCAATGTTTTTGAACAAGCCTCTGTCATCAGCACCCGGCAATATGAACTCTTTGGTCTTTCCTAGCAATCCACGAATACCACCACCTGATCCTATCTTGCCCGCTGCAGGTATTGGGGAAGCAAGACCAGCCAAAGCCAATGGGCTTTGTTTACCCTTGGCAACGTCATACACAGTTAACGCTTTGTCAGCAATCGCTGCTATTGGTTGCCAAGGGCCGGGGATAAACTGAGCCACTTTTGCAATTGGTCTAATTACTTTCTTGAGTGCTTTACCTATCTTCTTGAAGAAGCCAAACTCTTCCAAGCCTGTTGCTGGATTCAATGCGGCAATACCAGTTCCAGCTATCGCAGTTTCTGGCTGTATTCCATACGACTGAAACTTTCTTTCAATCAGGTTTTCAAATTCAGGGTCATCCTCAAACATTTGTGCAGGAAGAACTACTTCACCCGGCGATAAATGAGCAAGCACTGTGTCTTCGTTTGTGCCAGCTTCTTGTACTGTTTTGGCAAAGTCAGCTAATGGTGCGTTCGTGCTCAACTCGATATTTTCAATCATTCGAGCCAGCATTTGTTTTTCATCTGGATCTTCAGTTGACATTAATTGCATCTGAAGTTCTTGAATGCCTTCGTCAATAGAAGCTGATGGAGAAGACCCTCGCATCAAGGCTTCTATTTGGTTTTTCACATCGCTAGGTAATTCGTTTGGATTTAAAGGCAAATTTTGTATTTCTGGTGAGGGCATTGTTTGCATATAATTGCCAAAAGGATCTGCTTGGCTTGGCTGACCCCTTGGGTTTTCTCTTCCACCAAGAGAAAAATCAATCCCTCTTTCCCTGTCTGTTCTTGGGTTTGAAGCTGGCTGCAAAGCACCAGTCCCTTCCATGTACTGATACACTTGCTGATCTAATCCACTCAAGCTCATGATGTAGTCACCGTTACGCTTCCTATGCTGGCTGTTATCCCCAAGCCAGTTGGGTAGGTTTGATGGGCATAGAGATCCCTGAATGTAGTACCATCAAACGCCTGATGTATTTCATTCGTAGTATTGAATATTATAGCACCTGTTGCAAAACTTAAACTTGATATTTCGTCTGCGTTGAAGTGTGGAGAAACGTCTGGGTCAAACGAATCGAAGTTAAGTTCCAGTATTCTTACCAGCCTGTTAAACGTTGCAGAAGATACGTTTTCACCCTGAGAAAATGGCAGTCTGGTTTCAAGCAGCTTGCTCATCTTCTGCCACTGGGCTGAATGTCCATCCTAGTGCTTCCAAGCTTCCATTTGTAATTCAATCGATCTGAAAGATCATTGTCATCATCAGATTCGATCCTCACAACGACTTGCCTAGCTCTGGATCTAAGGCTTTGATACGTTGTAGACGCTGTAATCTGTAAAGTTGAGTCAGTTGATAACGTTTCGTTGGGGAAATTTCTTCTTTTTAACACAAAATTAACAGCCCCATTTTGAGATGTGCCAACGTCATTAACGAAAGCTATGTCAGGGATAACTTTTTTAACAAAAGCAAAAGCGTCACCATCACCTATATCCACATCTGCTGATTCAATAAAAACGCCATCCATTGATGAAGTGTCATCGTTAAATCCACTTTCGTGCTCGAAAAGACAATTTGATGATGATAGTTGACCAGATGCCATTGGCTTATCTTCTATGCCAGCATCTAACCAAGCGTATCTAACCAAAGATCCTATTGACCATGAGTTTTCTTCATAGTTATAAATGACATATCTGGATATTTCACCAGTGTCATCTTCGATGCTAGGATAAAAAAACCAAACCTCTCCAAATTCTGCGTTTAACGACATAAAACATTTGAACGCCTGATCCAAGTTTAAGTCATTGAACACATATTCTTGTACTGAGCATGGCAATCTATTAACTGATCCATTGTAAAAATAAAATCCTGTCTTGCTTGCAAAGTAAACTCCATTTGGAGCGTTAATTGCGCCCTTTGGAGAAACCAGTCCTGCGCCCTCGTTGATGAGATTCAATGCAAACGTTAAAGGAGGCCCAATAAAATTCATTGAGTAAAGAGAGGTGTCAGTCCAGATCAGCACTTCCTGTCTGGATTTTAATCCCCCAATAATTAAAGAGCCTGAAGACAATCGAACAGATCCTGCTGAGTTTGTTGTCGTTGTCTCAAAATCTAATTCGTTTTCAGAGTCAGAGAAAGCAACCAGCATTGGATCAATTGATCCAGTTCTTGAACTGCCAGAAAGTGGATCTGCGCCCAAGACAATTAAATGTCTATCTGTCTCAGAGGTAATCACCTGTAACCCAACAGTTGGCACTTGATTTGCGCCACTTACCCCAGACAAGTCTGCTGCCCTTACGCTGGTTCCACTGTTTTCTACCCACCTGTAAATCCCAGCACCCCTGACGTTAATTATCAGGTCTTCACCAAAATTATCGTGTGTCCATATTCTTAACTGATTGACAGATGATATTGCAGAGGCAGATCCAAAAGTTCCTGCCCCCCATGTCCCTACGCCCCAGCCAGTGCTTTTGACGTAATCATCTAGGCCCACGTTTATTTGATATGCACCAACTACACTGCCACCACCATTACCTGAGTCTGATGCGTTTGCAGTGACAGTTGCCCCAGATGTGTCTTTGGCCGTGATAGTATAGGCGTTTGCGCTAGTGACCAACAGAATTTGATATTCTTGATTGAGAACAGCAGCAGTTACAAGGCCACCTAAACTGGATGCTCCTGAGAAAGTAACAAAGTCGTTATTCTCTGCGCCATGCCCTGTGTCTGTGACTGTTATTGTTGATGAGCCATTGGTTGCTGCAAAAGTAACATCGCCAGCAGAAGTCGTAGATCGCAAAGGTGTAACGTCATAATAGGTTTCACCTTCTTTTATGTAGTATTTGAAGGTTGTTCCAATACCAATGTATCGAGTGCCACCCAGAGAAATCCATGAGTGAAGTGCTCTACCTAATCCCAGAAAAGAATTAGTTCCTGACTTAAGCCATCCACCTATTTTTTCGACAAGACCTTTGCGAAACCTTTCCCCAGATCGGAAGA